CACGATCACGGAACCATCACGAACGGCGCCCCCCAGGTTCGGGTCCGTCTTGGACACGAGGAGAACATAGCCCGCGTGCGGACCGGAGTTGAACTCGACGCGGAGTTCGTTGGCGTCGTTGGAACCGCCGACTTGCGCGGGGGTGAGGGGGGTGGGGAGGGCCACTGTGATGATCTCCTCAGACGACGGTGACGGGTGTGTGGACGACCTGACCATTCGTGTTCGTCACGCGGATCAGGAAATTGCCAGCCCTCTCGTATGTCCTGCTGGACGAGCTGACCAGGACAGAGGAGGACGTATCCGGAGAACCATCGTCCCAGCGGTAGGTGATGCGATGGTCGAGATCTACGGGCGCTCCGGCAAACGTTACGTTGACCGTGACGGTTCGACCGGAGATTTCAGTCTCTACGGTCATGGGCGGCAGCGCCACCGCCTGAATCTGCTTTTGCAGAAAGGCGGTGTTGAAATCTTGATCCCCGGGATTATTGATCAGCAACATTCCCTGGAATGGACCGGTGAGGCGGAAAGCCACGATGTCATCTGCGTCGACACGCCCGCCGATGTTCTCGATGCTTGTAGGCGGAAGCGAATTTCCGGCGAGCGCTCGGAGCTCGGCTTCGGTCAGCGATGCGGCGGTGTCCGACATAGTCCTACCCTCTTTCTAGAGGCGAGGGGGGCCGAAACCCCCCTCGCTCAGATCACCACGCGACGCCGGTCTTGAACTGGACGGCGCCCGCCCGGCGGGTGTTCCAGGTGATGTCCCAGATCAGCCGCAGGCCGAGGCTGTCCGTCTGGAACAGCGATCGCATGGGCGAGGCCGCGACGCCCGAGCCCTGCGCGCCGGTGACCAGCGGCAGCGGGTTCGTGTCCTCCATGTGCAGGGTCGCCTGGTTCGACATGTCGATCGCCGGGCTGTCGCCGTAGCCCTGCACGAGTTCGGCCTGGTCGATCAGGAAGACGATATCCGAGGGCACCGTGATCGAGGTGACGATCGGATAGCCGAGCAGTCGGCCCTGCGAGATCTCCGCGGCGAACGGCCGCGAATCCTCGGTCGTGGAGAGCGCCGTCATCAGGCCGATGCGGCGGATCTCGTTCATGACCCAGACCGGCCGGCGACCGGCGCCCGCCGTGATCATGTCCTGCACCATGTCGCGCAGGTCCGCGACGATGTTCGCCACGGTGCTGCCCGCCGAGGCCGAGCCGGAGCCCAGCGTCTGCAGACCGGCCGGGCGAACGGCCGACGCGGCGGCGTTGTCCATGAAGGCCGCGTCGATGGCGACGGCGGTGTCCTCGATCATCATGTTGCGGAACAGCGGCTCGGCGGCGGGCGCCGAACGCTGCGCGAGTTCCCGCGTCATGGTGGTGATGACGGCCATCTTGAACGGCGCGATCAGGATCGAGGAGAGCAGCGCCTGCTTCACGGGGATGGGCGCGCCCTCGCCGACGAACGAGCCGGCGAGCGTCCGCGTGGTGCGGCCCGGCAGCCGGATCGCGCCGGTGCGGTCGAAGGTCACCCGGAGGCCGGCGAGCGCCGCCCAGACGGACTCGGGACGGAGCAGATCCAGGAACTCGCCCAACTGCGTCTCGATCAGTTCCGCCGCCCAGCCCTGGACCGCGGTCATGGCCGGATTGGACGCCGCCAGCGTGATGGCCTCGAGCTCGCGATCGCCGCCGAAGTCCGACTTGATGATGTCGGCCAGCGACAGGTTGCCGACGTGCGCCTTGGCGATGACATACGCCGAACGGAACAGCAGTTCCGCCTTCTGGCGCTCCTTCTTCGGGGCCGCATAGACCGTCCCCCCGCCGCCGGGCTTCACGGACTTGGCGTTCGAGGCCAGGGCGGCTTCGGCGCGCTTGAGCGAGCTCAGGCGGGCGCCGACGGTCTCGGCCGTGGCGGAGTCGGTCTCGAGCTGGACGACCTGCTCGTCGGTCATCTCCTCGAGTTCCGTCAGCGTGGTGATATTCGCCTGGAGGGCCGACAGTTCGGCCTCCATGGCTCGGATGCGTTCGGCGAGCGACATTGTCGCTGTTCCTTTCGATGAGGGAGGGGTCTTGGCGGTCTCGCCGGTAGCACCCTTCGGCAGGAAAATGCGGGCACGCATATCCGCCGAAAGTTTCGACATCACTCGCAGGGCGGCCTTATCGGCCGGCACGCTGACGAGCGAAATTTCGCGAAGTTCCGCCTTGGTGACGGTCAACTTCTCGGTCTTGGGATCTTCCTTGTATTCCAGGGCGGCGAATCCCACGCTGGTCGCGCGGATGATCCCCTGCTCCATCAGGCTCCACAAGGTGTCGATGAACTCGCTGGTGCCACGCGCCGCGAGCTTCAGGCGGGCCATGAGACGGCCCCCCTCGACCTTCACGTTCTCCCAGGTGCCGACCGGCGTCTGGTGATCGTGCATCCACAGGGCGATGGGGTTCTTGCGGAAGGCCGCGAGATCCCAACCCTTCGGGTCGATGTTGAAGCCGTAACGATTCTCCTCGCCCGTCGATGCGACGAACAAGAAGGGGTCGGCGGCGTCGGAGTGGGCGGCGAGGGTTTTGTTCATGGCGAAGCCATGGTAGCACCGTCGTCCGAGACGATGCAACCCCTAAAGCACGATGATAGGTGCGCTCGAGATATCATTTTCGATCATTTCTTTGACCCGTATGGACATGGCCATCGCCACAAATCCGTCAATGCGCGCCGTGCGGCTGGACTTGTCGAACTTCCGATTGCCCGCTGGGTCCTTGTTGACCTGGACGTTGATGGCGTTCCACTTCAGCACCGGATGGTTGTCGTGCGTGAGCGAGACATTCAGCAGAGCATTCTCGATCGACTCCACCATCAGCGTTCCATCCTTGTATCCCTGTCCGATTGGGATCATAGGAATGTCCACGCCGTATTCGTCGAACCACGTTTTCAGCACGTCCACGCGCCAGCGGTCGAAGCCAATCGCGCGGATATTGTAGAGAGCGCTGAGCTCTGCAATGCGCTGGGTCACGAACCGGAAGTCGATGGAGTTTCCGGGAATCGCCTCCATATGACCAGTCTCCACCCACCGCTCGTAGGGAACACGGTCGCGCTTCGTGCGCTCCTCGAGAGTGTTCTTGGGCGTCCAGAAGAACGGCACGATCTCGTAGGGCGGGTCGTCGAAGGCCAGCACCAGCGATGTCAAGTCCACCTTGGACGACAAGTCCAGGCCCGCCGTGCAGGAGCGACCCTCGAGAGCATCGTAGTCGATGTCGCCGACGCAGCGCGCCCAGGTCACCTCGTCGATGAAGGTGGCTTTCTGCGAAACCCGCTGGTTGAGATACAGGTTGCGAAACGAGTTCATCATGGCGGGCAGGCGACGAGCGCGCGAGGAATAGAGCCTCATCTCGTCCAGGCTTCGGAAGTCCCCCAGCGCCGGGTTCGCCAACTTCCAGTTCTTCTCGTCGAACGGGTCAGCCTCGGCTGGCGTCGAATACTCGGTCAGGTGGAAGGTCGTGTCGTCGACTTCGCCCTTGTTCACCTGACGGCCATAGTCGATGAGCTCGCTCAGCACCGCCGCATCGTCAGGGGCCTGCGTGCTGATAATCAGCGACAGCGGCTCCTTCTGCGCACCCATGGACGTCGTCATAACGTCGAACAACTGACGGTCGGTGCCGAACTGCGAGAACTCGTCGAACAGAACGAAATTCGGGTTCAGGCCGTGCTTGGAACGCGACTCGCTGGAAAGAGCGCGGAACACGCTGTTCGACATCTGGCACGTCGCGCGCTTGCTGGACTCCGTGAGGATGATGCGATGTGCGAGGTCCTCATCCTGAAGCACCATGCTCTGCAGGACGCGGAATGCCAGGGCCGCCTGACCGACTTCGAAGGCGACGCTGAACAACTGTCCGTTCCAGATCGCGCAGGGTCCGGTCAAGTGCGCTAGGATCAACCCCCCGGCCAGCGAGGTCTTGCCGTTCTTGCGGGCCATCGTCCAGATCGCCTGCCGCACCGCGCGGATGTTCTCGTCCTTGTCGTTCTGGCGCCGCGGTCCATACACGCCACGAATCATGTTCTTCTGCCAGTCGCGCAGATTGATCAGTTTTCCAGCGTCCGGTCCATCTGGAACCTTGAGCGTCTGGATGAATGCAATCACCTGCTCGTCGACAGGCATCTCCTTCGGCACTCGGGCCTTCTTGGGCTGAGGCTCGGCTTTGAGCGGGGCGGCCCGTCCGGTCTTGAGAGCGGTGACCGCGGCACCCAGCACAGATCCCAGGTCCGACGTCTGGACAGGCTTCGTCGATGGAAGAAAGTCCCGAGTGGGCTTCTTCGTTCTCTTAATCACTGTCGCTGACATAGACCAATCCCTTTCTGGCTGCTCCTGGCGCAGCGCCCGCTTCCTGGCCCGTCTTTCCCTGATGGCCCGCACGGAACTCCGCACGGGCGCGGACCACCGTATCGATCAATCGGCCCACGTTCAGGCCCAGGTGCGTCTCGAGCCTTGTGGACATCTTCATCATGCGATCCCAGGCGGCCACCGAAATGGCGTCGTCGGGATCCGCTGTCGCCGCGTCGCTGTAGATCATCATGAGCGATACGGCTCGCACATACTGGATCATCATCGGTATGTGGCGAGCGCGGAAGAACTCCAGCGGCGTGTCGCTCAGCGACGCGATCCACAGGTTCTGCTGCATTTCGTTCAGGAACTCTGGCGGTGGAAACCTATCCAGGGCCGGAACCGAGAACGCAGCAATGCCGGACTGCGACGTCCGTATCAGCGACCCCTTTCGGGGCGCCTTCTTGCCGGTTTGTTCACTTCTTTTCATGATATCCCCTGTTCAAGAATCTTGCCCGCGGCGACGTGCCGAAGGTCTTTGGCGTCTTGTCGATGATAACGGGGACTCGATCGTCCAGCCGCCCGTGCTTCTCACGGCCAGTCTTTCCATCGTGGCAGGTCTGGCACAGAGGCTGAAGGTTTTCGTCATCGCTAGTCCCCCCACGGGCTCTCGGGATTATGTGATCCACGGTTGTTGCGAGAGTGACGTATCCCAGAGCGGCGCAGTATCTGCAATGCGGCTCGCGAGATAGACACGCGGCTCTTCGCTTGGGCCAATCGGGATCGCTCTTCAACAAATGGGGGATTCGTCGGTTGTAGGTTGACATAGACTCCCGTCCATTTCAATATCACGGCAGGCAGGTGCCGAATGTGGAAACACTCCTCCTCGAGACAGCCGTGCTCGTTGGCGTGGCGAAGTCGCTCTGCGGGTATGACCCAGAAGAAATGCGGATCTACTTCGCACAGAGCCAGCCCGTGGACGATGCCGTGAATCTGCGTATGTTCCTCGGCCCAATTCAACTGCTCTGGGCGGACCGATATTCGGGCGTTGAGTCCGTGGGCGATCTTCAACTCGGTGTAGACGTGAAGGTTTCCGTCCCCCCGCATGACCACGTCGGGCCAGCCAGACTCTACCGAGTTCTCAATCCGATTGACCAGAAGCCCTACCGAGCGTCCAGCACGTCTCACCGACCTATAGAACCTCGCTTCGTCCTTAGTGAACATCGCATAAGCATGGCACGCCGTCCCGTGATCGCGCAAGCGGCCTGTATTGAGGCGCTTGAGCCATGCGGCCCGTGCAATGCTGCTATGCCTTGCATTAGGCCGTTCTTAAAGGTAGGTTTGCAGCGTGGCAATGGGGCCACGAAGGAGTAACGGTCATGCCGAATCTGTCCTACCGCAAGCCGCGCATCCCCGATCTGGGCAGGGTGTTCGGCCTCGTCTACCGGGCCAACGAAAAGGCCAACGAACTCTACAACGCCATCGGCGAGGACCTGCGCGCATTCCACGCACCCAGCGAATGCAGTGATATCGCATACCTGGGCTGTGATAAGATCGTGCAGGACGCGGTCGATACCGCCGTGGCGATAACCGGAATGACGTGGCGCGAAATCCTCGACGAAATTCACGCTCGCACCGGCGGCCGCTGGTTGAACTGGCTGATGTATCAGTCCCTGATCCCAACTGTCCACGAGGATAACTGAGCCATGCGGCCAGCGCGGGGCTGCTATGCTCGCCGCGCGCTGGTCCCGGCCGGGTCCGGTGGTATGTTTGCAGCGTGGCAATGGGGCCACGAAGGAGCAAGGCTATGGTCAAGATCGCATTCTACAAGGCGCGGGCGGCGTATGCTCGCGCCGTGCACGATTTCTCTGAGAGCATGATGGCGCCCACCATCGCGGCGCGCATCGCGCTGGATGATCTGGGGGTGCCCCCCGCTGATCACTACGCCATCCTGCAGAAGGTGTGGCTCTGCCTGCGGCCCGGCGCGCGGCGCGTGCTGGACAATATGCACGCGGCCGACTTCGCCGATCAGGAGTTCTGATTATGAAGCCGCAGCGCAAGTCGTTCGCATTCCGTGACGACGCTATCACCTGGATTCGCAAATCCGGATTCTACTACGTGGAGTTCTTCGGCTGGTGCCACGCCGACGGCTACTCTGCGATCGTGGAGCCCTGCGGGCACAAGCCGCGCCCGTGGATCCTCACCGTCTACAAGAACGCAGTTCCCAAGAAGCAGGAGATCGCATCGTGACTCTGTCCCGCATCATCGACGCCTTTGAAGGCGACAACGGCTATATCTACTCGCCCGAGGAGCGCGAGGAAATCGACCGCATGTGGAACTCCGCCACGCCTGATCAGCGCGCGTTCCTTGAGGGCTTGTCCACCGAGGACCTCGAGAGCATCTGCGTCGGCGAGCAGCGCGGCGGCACCGACGCGACCGTCACGTGCTTCTACGGCGGCAAGTGGCAGAGCCTCCCGGCTGGCGTGAACGGCCTGCTGGCCCGCATCTTCGACCTGTAAGGAAAACGAACATGGCCGACATCATCATGTCCCGCGCCCAGCGCCGCCAGAAGCAGCGCATCTTCAAGCAGGCCAGTGAGTCGCTGCTCAAGTTGGAGCAGGCTCTCGGCGACATGGAGCAGTTCCTCGTCGAGAACAATATCCTCATCAACAACCTGAAAGAGCGCACGCGGTCCATCACCATCCGCAATACCCTGCGGACGCAGTGGAAGCCTGCGCCTTTGAGCGACGCCATCGCCGCGTTCAACCACATGCGCGAGGATGCGTGACATGAAATTCGCCCCCCTGGCGTTTCTGTTGGTCGTGGCGTGCGCGTCGCCGGACACCTGCGATCAGGAAGCCGCGCACATCACGCGGAACACCCAGATCGGCAGAGAGGACTCGTTCCGGGTCTTCCGTGACATATGCCTCGCGAATCAGCAGCGCCGCAGCGTCCTGGGTCAGATCGCGCAGGGCGCGGCCGAGGCTCAACCCATCTATTACTATCGTCGCTCGCGGGGCCACCCCCGCCGCTGACGCATAGCAGCCATGCGTTCGCACGCTTGCTCCTTGCAGGCTCGCGGGTTACTGTGCAGGGTGGCAATAGGGCCGCTGAGGAACAAGTAGTCATGGGCAAGCATTCGTTGACGTGGGAACAGTGGAAGGGTGCGGTGAACGCCGCGGTCATTCGTAAGGTTGGGGTGTCGGCCGACGACCTCCCCGACTGGAACTACCGCGATGCCTTCGCGAAGGGCATGGCCCCGTCCAAGGCGGCGGCCGCGGTCATCCGCAACACCAAGAAGGACATGGGGCAGTGAACATCCTCGATCTGGCCAAGCGGTTCAGCGACTATGAAGCCGAGCAGTCGCGCGGCACCGACTCTGGGTCGGAGTTCTTCACCGGCGCGTGGGCCTGGGCCTTTCGCCAACTGTCGCACGAGGAGTGCGCCACGCTCGACGCCAAGGGGCCGGTGTTCCTCTTCGAGGACAACAGCAACGACTCCCTCTGGGAGAAGGTCCAGGACCTGCTGAACTTCTTCGAGGAATGGTATTACAGCGAGTTCGCCGAATCTCTGGCGGCCGTGTGCGACGACAAGGGTGTCCTCGCTGATCCGGACGTGTGGCACTGGATGCTCCTTCGCATAGCGTTCAGCCGCGAGGACTACGCTTTCTGCAACGCGCTGCTCGAGACCAAGGACGAGGACCTCTGCTACCGGTTCTTCCAGGGCAGCGAATACGGCAGCCTCCCCAACGATCCTCGCTACCAGGACTTCGTCAAGATCAAGCCCGACTATGATTCGGTGCCGCTCTACACCCGGCTGGACGCGGCGCATACCCTCTGGGAGACCGCCGCTGTGAGCCAGGGTGAGGATTGGAGGGCGGGCGCATGACGGCCCCCCTGGCCCGCCGCCTGTTCGAGATCGCCGGTCGGGCGGACTCCGGCTTCCGTCCGCAAAGCGGCTGGGACTACGTGGTCGAGAACCTCACGTCCGAAGAGCAGGCGTTCTTCGATCAGCAGTCCGATCTGGTCGTCCAAGTCCTGCTGGAATTCCCCGACGACTACGACACCCTGTTCGCGCCGCACGTCTGCGATATCCTGAATAAGGTGGAATCGCTGCTCACCCATCACGGCAACCGCCGCTGACGCATAGCAGCCATGCCGTTCGGGTATGGCTCTATACCTGCTCTTAGGCTATAAATGCGGGGTGGCAATGGGGCCACCCGGTCAAGGGAAACTACATCGTGAGCGAAACACTTGCAGAGCGCCTGTCGCGCATCGACATCGAAGCCAAGGGCGGCGAACAGAGCGGCTGGGAAGCAAGCCTTTTCCAGAAGGCCATCGACAAGATGAGCCCCCAGGTCTTCCAGCGTTTCTACGACATGGATGACGCCACCCTGCTGGACACTGTGTTCGGCGAGTGCCTCGAGAATGATGATGAGATTGCCATGGGGCTGACGCTCATCGACCAGGCGATCAGCGATTTCGAGGAGAGCGTGTGATGACCGAGCAAGAAGCCGCCATCCAGCAGGTTCGCGAGACCCTTATCAAGGCGGGTATCGAATTCGCCGTCCGCCTGCGCTACCTGCGAAACGTCAACAAGGACTACAACATCGCGATGTCCACGTCCGGCACGCTGGCAATCATCGTCGATGACAACAACCACTATCGCTTCGGCAGCGCCTCGTCCAATCGGGTGCAGGCCGCGGACAGCCGCATGGTGGGACGCTGGAATCAGCAGCACCCCGATCATCCGGTGGAGCTCGTGTCCATCCAGCGGGCGCTGGAAGCCGAGTGCAGCCGGGTCTTCCTCCTGCTGCATGAAATCCAACAGAACATCGAACGGACGGGAGGCTGATATGGAAGCCCTTATCATCGTAGTGCTGGTCATCGTCGTCGGGTTATGGCTCTTCGGCACCATCTACAACGCGGCCGACAAAGCCCACATGAAGATGGATCGACTGCGGCAGCGGCAGAAGCGGCGGGGGTGGTGACATGAAGATCGAGATCATTCGGGTAGAGCATCTGCCCCCCTCGCACGCCAGCGTGGAGACCGTCACCGAAAGGTGCCGGACTCCCGACGGGGTGGTCCACACGGGGGCGGCCTGCGTCCACAAGGCTGCCCGTCACCTCATCGCCCACGGCGTCGCGCCCAAGACTCGCATGCGGACTGTCCGTGATGGAAAGACGATCCTTACCGGCACGGTCGATGCGTTCGCTCGCGTCACCTGGGGCGGCACGACTCGGGATCCCTTCCATCGCCCGTGGGTGCCTCGTCCGGAAGAAGTTCTGCCCACCGCGCTGGCGAAGTGGTGGGCGGAAGTCGGCAAGTGAGCATTGAGTGGATGCGGGCTATGGGACTTCCCATAGCCCCTCCAGCCAAGCCTCAATCTGCTATCGGTCATATCTATGTATTGGTGAATAGAAAAAGGCTGGCGAACGGTATTTCACCATTCGCCTATATAGGCCAGACCGTCAAGCCCCCCTTCAAGTATTGGGGCAGCGGAACTCTTACGGATTTCAAGCAGATATTCAATTCTAAGGACTGTGACTATCACGTTTTAGAGTGGTGCGACTCAAATCTTTCCGATCGAGAAATTCATTATCAGCAGTTGATGGGAATCTATTCATATTGTTTGTCTGGTCACGGGCCGTGGGCGAACAAAGTAGCCGTCGGCGTCGTATGCGAATCATATAGTGAGTCTTATTCAAGTGTGCAGCGCGAGCTAGGACTTCTACAACCTTCGGCTTTTCGCAGCGCCACCTCGAAAAGATGGAAAGAAGACGCAAACTACCGCGAAAAATTGATGCAGGCAAATGACGAGTTGTGGACTACAATGTTTCCACATCTACCCATAATTCCAAGGATTTCTATAAAGGCTCGACCATGCTCTTTAGATAATAGGGCTCTGGAAATCTTAGGCGTTCCCTCAAAGTTGAATCCCGAGTCAGGCAGGGGAAGAAGACTATTAGTCGCCTTTTCATGCTCTACTTCTTGGGAGTTTCGAGATCGGTATAATGCTGATCCAGATATTCAAGTTCGTCACGCTAGATACGGCAAGCATCCATACAATGCTTGTCTAGGTTTCATGGTGGCTGCCGGATGGGTGGGGCTTGGCCAGCCCGCCCCCTAGTTCGGGCGCCCTATTTCCCCTGCCAGGTGGGCCTCAAACGAAGCGCCTAGGGCG